CCAAACGAGCAGCGGAACCGAGCTTTGTACTTGGCGTTTTCGGTATCCCAATCGGAATCCATACCAAACTCGTCACCGTTACGCTCGTAATACTTGAGACCGTTTTTAGCGTTGGTCTTGATGAACCAAGCATCGGCATCGGTGAGGTAGTGGTTGACGTGGATACCGCCGGGGAACATACCCATCTGCTTAAGCACGTTAATATCGTTGTTAGAGGTACCAACACGCTGTGCAGTCTTCAGAATACGTTCAGCTTCAAACGTAAGTTGACGTGGGATGATAAGCTTGTTAGGCATAACGGCAATACGCAGGCCGCGATCGTCGCGGAAGTCTGCAATATCGATGTACGCTTGTTCAAGCGAGGCTTCGCTGAGGTCAGCATAGGTAGCTGGACGGTTACTCCAAGTGCCACCCGAAACGTTGGGGTGAGCATTAGAGATAAGAGCAACACCGTCACCACCAGTATAGCTGGCTGAGAAAGCGTTGTTCAGAACGTTGGCACCAATAACCTCTTTGGTTTGACGAACCGAGAAAGCAAGTCCTTGGGCACGGCGTTTACCGACAACATCGTACTGGTCGTCATCAAAGATCTCACGAGTAATCACAAAGCCTAGTGCATAGACAATGTGATTATAACGAGTCGTGAAACCTTGGCGGGCCGAGTCATACGAGATTGGATTACCCTCGTTCTTGACTTGGAGCAGGCCGTAACCTGACATCCCAACATCCTCTTCATACTGACGAGTTGACTTTTCTTGGTCAAAGATTGAAGTCCACTCAACTGGATACTGATTATATTCGTCGCCGTACCACTTGTTAATACCGGGCCAAAGCGACTTTGCCCACTGGGCTGATGTTTGTACTGACATAGTTTAGTCTCCTTTATTAAGTACCAGCAACGCCGGTAGCTGGATTCATCTGATGGTTGTTAATCTTCACAACAACTACGGTGCCTGATGTAGCGCCCGTACCATCATTATCAGGAGCATTCACAATATCCAGAACACGTACAGGCGCAGTAGCAGCGTTAGTACCAGCGTTTAGATAAGTAGAATCAACTTTCATTGCTGAACGTCCAGCCGAGCCAGTAGCCGGTACATCAACTTGGCTGTTTAGACCAAGGTTGGCTACGGTAACGGTACCAGTACAAGGAATACTAAACAGAAGACTGGGATCGTCTGCAACCATCACAATATCACCCGAAGCAATTGGAGCAGCGGTTGACAGCGGAGTATCTAGTGAAGGACTAGCCCCGCTGCGTGAAGTTGAGATAACCTTACCAACCACAACGCCTACATACGCTTCGTTAGAGTTGTCAGCAGCCGAAACAACTTGTTTAAGATTGATCGGAGCATTGCCATTGGTGATTGAAGTCACCGAACCGTTCATTTTCACAAAGTCACCGGGCCATAGATTGCCACCAGCAACATAAGTGTGCACAACACCAGCATTGCCACACTGACCAAGAGAGCCTACAACTGTAGCTCCACCTGCATAGTTTGCCATATTTTAAACCTCCATATAAATTAAGATTTGCACAGAGGTCAAGAAAGAGAACAATTTATTCACGAGTAATTGAAAACTTCGCGTTAGAAATGCCGTCTGTAAATTCTTGAGCTTGTGCTTTAAGAGCGCCGACAGCCTCAGCGGCTACCTTTTGCTTGCGAGCACGGTCTTCGTCCCACCACTCCCGTTTGATGCGCATGAGAAAACCTGTTTCTCCATTACCAACATCTACAGTGCGAGGTGAGCCTTCTGCATCAGGCCGTGTTACTCGACGATCACCAATGGTGACGCTCTTGTCATCAACGATTTCCCAACCTTGATCTTGAAGATCAGCGATTCGGCCATCTTTGTCTGTTGCGATGAAGTATTCGTACGCAGGGTCTTTACCCCGAACACTCAGTTTTGAACGATGTCCATCGACGGGTGCCCGACGGGGGCGATTAGCAGCTTCTCTAGCCATGATTAGTTTCCTTTTACTTGTTTACTGACTTAAGTTCAGCAATAAACTGTTCTTTAGTCATTACGCCGAGTTTAACAAACTTTTTCATCACTCGCTCATCGTCTTCTGAAAGAACAAAATCATCTTTACCAGTTTTGTATGAAGAACGGGTAGATGATCCCTCCACTGCGGAAGGACGGTCTTTGCGTTCGTTTGAGAAGTATTCCTTAAAGCGAACCTTTACTTGTTTCTCTACTTCACGTAGGAGATCCTCTGGGGATTTGTTTGGATGCTCTTGTGCAATCTTAATTCCCACAGCATCTGCGTACGCGCGTAGCTCTGTCTTCTTGTTATCCACGTACCAATCATTCTTTTCAACCCACGAAACGAATGTTGGATTTAGTTGTTGACTTGGTGGAGTATTGTTGACAGCCTTTTGCTCAATTTCTTGAGAACGGAGTTCTGCAATTTTTTCGTCTACTTCAATGAGTCGATCTGCGTCACCTTCTGCAAGTGCCGCTTTCTTTTCCTCCTTCAGAGAAACATACGCATCCTTAAACGCCTGTTCTTTGACGCGGATGTGATGTTCTTGAAGAGCAGCAAGGGCTTTGCGAACTTCCTTTAGCTCTTTGTTTTGATATTCAATCTTATCAAAAAGAGGCTTACGTGCTACAAATGTTTCAGCAGAAATAAAGTCAGCTTCATCACCAGTCCATTCTTCCTTTGGACGCCAGCCCATATCAAGGGCACGCTGTTCTACCGGGGAAAGTTCTGGTGCAGTTTCTGCTGGTGCTTCTACTTCTGGAGCAACGGGATTTAGATTCTCATCCATTTCTTATTCCTTTATAACACACACAACATCTTCATCTGAACACACTAGGTATTCGGTATCTCCATCCTTGACTTTAACTCCGGCATATCGGGCATAGAGAACAATGTCTCCAACGTTTGCCCAAGGAATACCATCGTCAAATCCTTTCCAAGCATTAATTCCAATTCGTACTAAGGTGCCTTTATTTACGGCATTCTTATCTACTTTCTTACCCTCCAGTTCTGGAATTTCGATACCCAATCTTTTAGCCGTCGCATAAGTTGAGTCTACTTCTTCAAGAGCTACAGGTTGAATTACTACTCGATGACCACAGGGAATGATTTCCACTATTTACTCCTCTTCGCCTTCGTACTCGGTGTTTAGTACATCGTCGCAAGCTCGAATGTAACCACACATGAAGCGGTCACTTTCCGGATCTTTACCTGCGTCTTCTACTAAAATTTCCTTGTACTTTTCCATCTTATCTTGTATTGCACCAAATACTACTCTAGTTACCGGATCTTGTTTCCAGTTTAAAAAATCTTGATAAGAAATCAAGTTTTATTTCTCCTTGGGTTTGGGCTTATCCTTTTCTTGCTGGAGTTTGATTTGATGTTTTTCATCGTCTTGAACAATTTTCTGACGATGTTTTACAGCGTCTGCACTCGCAGCATTCTGGGCTTTCTGTACTTCTAGTTGTTGCTTGATTGCTTCAAACTGCATTTGCATCCGCATGCGTTCCTCTTCAAACTTGAGGTTCATGGTTTGCTTTTGCTGTTCTAGTTGCATCTTAAGTTCTTCCATTTGCATTTTGTGCTGAGACTCAGCTTGCTTAATCTGGGTCTTAGCCATTTCAGCTTCTACCTTTGGATCAGGTTTGGGCTGTTGTTGCTCTGGAGGAATGATAAGTTCTTGTGGGTTTGTTTCATCCATAGCGTCAAGCATACGCATAGTGACAGCCATTGGATTGATTGTACCAAGTTGCATGAGCGGGAACAGAGCTTCTGTTTTTGCCATCTTCTCGGTGTTACTTGAAGCGGTTGGATCAGCGGCAGGCATCAAGTCATCTGGTGGTGCCATATAATCTGACTGTTGTACTGGTTCATCCAGAATAGAAACGTACACTTCTGGATCAAGGTAGTATTTGTTAAGTTCGTAAATCTTTTTAAACTCACGAGACTGAGCACGATACACACGCTTGTAAATTGCAGTGAACAGTTTCATGCCTTGCTCAACTGTTTCCTTTGTGGTGTAAGCGGGAGTGTTCTGGCCCGGCATCTTACCTACGAAGATTTCAGCAATAGAAGCCAGTTCTTTACCAGACTGGATTAGAAGCCCTAGGAGCTCGAAAAGAACTTTGGAGGGCTCATTGCTAGGGAGAGGAACGATCTGCTTACGTAGGTCGTCTCCGATAGCGTTAACCTGCTTCCATTCACCCGGTTGGCACCGCTGTTCCCCTTTACGGATTTGAATCCCTTTTCCAAGGAATCCAGCTTGAAGATTTCGGATGGTACCGGCATCTACTAGTTGGTTGATCAGAGTGTTGACGGATTCGTTGATTGGTCCTAGAAGATGACCAAATCCTAGATCATAGAAAGAACCGTCAGGATTGGGAATAAAAGGAAATTTAGTATAATAATTATCAGGCTTAATATATACAACAGCACCGTCGGCATCAGTGTCAATATTCTCTTCTTTGAAGCGAGCGACAATACGAAGAACTTTTTCACTGTGCAGGTCTACTGTAATAATGTACGGCTCAAAATAACCATCGTCATCTAGATCAAGGTAAGTGTGCTGCTCTAGAATCTTGTACGGAGTAGCTCCGTCTACTACGTTAGGTTCTTGATCACGACGCTCTTCGTTGAGTTCTACTTCAATTACTGGCTCACCAATGTCAGCGTCAAGATAGACTTTACGAGTTTTCTTTTCTTTAATCTCGTTCTTGTTAAGAAAGATTACTTCTGTAATTCGGTAAGATTCTTCGAGAGATTTAGTCCAGTAGTTGACTACTAGATTCTGAGGGAACACTAAGCAAGACTTATTGCGCTTGCGCGAAGCATCATAATATGTCTTCTTGAAAGCAGTGCCAACAATAGGAAGCATAAGCAACAGCTTGTCTTGGTCTTCTTCCCACTCATCCATTTCCACGAGAAGCTGGTAGTTCATGTGACTGGCAATACGCCTAGCCCGAGCAGCTTTCTGATTCTCTGGATCAGCACCAAAGACTTTGATTTGAACAATCTTACCGTTAGCGGGAACTAGTGTTGGGTACGCACGCGCACCAAACTGCATAGCTGCGGTAGAGATAAGAGGAAACTTAATGTTTGAAGCTTTAGGCCAAGGGAACGATTTTTCTTTAGCAACTTGCAACGCCAGTTCGTAATATCCCTTGACTTGGTGTTCCCACTTAGAGCGTGATTGTTTATCGTTCTTGTAACCCTCTACTACCTCACGTCCAATCTTGTCCAGTTCTTCTTGGTCAAGTCGTTCAGCAATATTAGTTTCACTGACAAGTTCCATTACATTCATAGATTAGTACCCACAGAGAACTGAACGGCCTTGCTCAAAAACACCAGAGTCTTCCATTTCTTCATCATATTCGAGTTGTGCCTGTTGTTTAACGGTCAGTGCCGGAATGTATTCATCAATCATCAGCCCCAGATACGCCAGAGCATCTACTTGGTCGTCGTGCTTAGCGCGGGGAAACTTCATAAGCTCATCTTCAAAGTCTAGATACCAGTCGGCTGACTTGTCAAACTTAACTCCACCGGCCCGCATACGGGCTTGCATGGAGCGTGCCCGCATTTGTTTGTCTGTTTTGTGTGGTTTCAGAGGGATTATGTTTAAAAAATTGTTGTTTTTAATCATTTCCTCACGAAGAAAAGGTCCAATTGACTTGGAAATCATCATTTCTTCAATACCTATAGCCTGAAAATTGTACACTTTCTGTAACGCAAGAAGAGTATCCACAATTTCACGGCCGTCCATACGATCTCGAATCACATTACGTATGTACAGGTAGTTATCTTCATCCACACCACCAATACAAAACACAGAATAGTCAGCACGACTCTTATCAGAGATAGCTAAATCTACCGTCATGTAATAATTTAGCTTTTTTTCGTGATCTTCCTTCTTCATAGCCAAAAAATCGTTCTTTTTAAAGTACGTATTTGACTCATCAAGAGGAACGTTGAGATATTCTTGAGAATATACGTCAGGAATACCCTGTGCCGTGTAATCTTGTTTAATTTCTTTTAGTCCGGCGGCTGTATGCTTCTCCGGCCACAGAATAAGAGAAAAGTCTTCGTTGTGCGCTTTGTATTTTTTTGCTGCCCAACGTACACGTTTAGTAGAGTATGTTACTAACCCTTTTTCAAACGTTTGTCTATCGGTCTCTTTAGGCATCAGGTTCTCAAGAAGAGAGTCCATGTGCAGGATAGTGCCTACGTACCGTATTTTACCTCTAGAAGCAAGACAAGGAAGTACCGCTCCGTAAAACCACCTTTTAAATTTGTTACGGCGATCTTTGTTCATGACAATTTCGTCGTTTTCAAGGTCGTCACAAACAATAAGATTAGGACGCATGCCGTTCCACAGCAAACCTCGAAGTCTTTGTTCTGACCCTCTGGCCATGACTCGAAACTTGTGTCCGTCGTCAAATTCACAAATAAAGTCTGACTCGGAGTCTTTAGAAAATTTTACTTTTCCTTCGGCGTCTTTTTTGATGCCAAACAACTCGATAATATTTTCGTTTTCTTGGAGTTCTTGTTTGATTGCTCCAAGAAACATAGATGCTTGTGACTCAGTGTCAGAAATAATGACAACAAAATTACTAGATCGAAACAGCAGTTCAGCAAGAGTATAAGTAAAAGAAATGGCCGTGCTTTTAGCGTGGCCCCGTGGCGCAGCAATAGCTACATAGTTTGCCGGTGAGCAGCACAGATCCCACCATTCAAGGTGACAATCCGGTGTTTTAACAGAGCCGTCAAATCGTTGTACAAGACATGAACCTGACAGGCCATAGATAGTTTCCTTTGTAAGTTTGATCAACGTTTACGTTCGCGTTTTGACTTTTCTGAAATCATCCGGCTGTTCTTGTCTTTTGAGAACGAACGATTGGATGACGCTGATTCAACAGCTAGGTTACTGAGGACGTTGAGGCCACTCTTGCTCAGGGCTTTCTTGTGGGCAACATCTTTCCCGTCCCCTTTACGGACTTTACCTTTGGCGGCCATCATGGCACGAGCCTTGTTACGAGCCGCACGGTTTTTCTTTTGTTCGGGCTTTGAGTTGTATTTTTCATTCTCTTTTTTGT